CCTTCAGCTGGGTCTCACGGGCTTCCTTGGCAGCAGCCTGAGCNGCNGCCTTGGCAGCCTTNGCNGCGTCNGCAGCGACCTTGGGATCNACGGGNGCNNTCGGGGTCTGTTCGGTCATCGTAGTCTCCTTTNNNTGATTCATNACCCNGTNGGCGNGTNCGCAGNNTGCTAACATGTTCGGGCGGAGCCGGCAAGCATTATTTTCCCGATATTATTTAGAAGTTTGAGCGGGTTTACCGTCCTCCTCAATGACTTCCCCAATAAGGCAGTCAAAGATCTCACTTCCTCCATGATAGGAAGATTCAATTGTCTTCGCTATCGCAGCACGAACTTCTTGAAGGTCGTTACTTTTTATAACGAGATCGCAAGTCCCACCGCCTGGATAGTATGCAGGCCAGGAGAAACCGAGATATCGAAATTTCACTTTAACCTCTCTTTCTGCCAATTGCCGAACTCACTCGAACAAGTTGTGCGCTTGATGCCTTCCTTTTCGAGTACATTCATCCACTCCTTGCGGAGCTGGAGTACTACCTTGGCGTCCATGGGTTTGCCTGCAGCAGCCCAAAGCTCGTCGGCGCGCTTCCAAATCTGATCACGAGTACCAGCCGCGCGAGGCGCACTGACCCGTGTGGTAATACCATCAGCTTTGGTGACCCAGATTGCCTGTGTAACTTGGATATAAGTCGCATTTGCGACGGTCATAATGCGCTTGAAAGGATAGTCCTCGAAATCATGCAACCTAGCAAACGTTTCGAAATCCGGATGCTGTTGAATTGTTTTCGAATTTGGAGGCGCACCCGTGACCACGATAACCGGATATTCAGGGTGATCGGGATACATGGGTGGGCGGCGGTCACGCTTTACACATTCCTGAAGGGATTTGATCGGTGCCCACACGCGCGGGGCAGCAGGATCATAGAGCGCATTGGATTCCTTGACAGTGATACAGCGAACAGGCTCGTCACCGTCAGTCGGTGCAACGTAAAAGAACTCTCGCCTGTCCAAAAAATCTGGAATCGAAAGCGGGTCGAACAGATCGTGCGGGCAAGGATAGAAGTTCATCTGCTAGCTCCTTTATTGTGTAAACATACTAGCAAATAGTTCCGGACCGAACAAGTGAATTCTTTAGAATGGAATATCGTCATCAAGTTGTTTTTGTTTTGCCGATAAAATAGGAGGCTTCTGATCAACCGTAATACGAGGTCCCTCAGTCGGAGCTTGTTTATTGAACGCAGTACCATCGAAGCAATAAGCTAGAATTTCAGGATATGGTTTCTTGTTTAACCACATGCGGATATGTGTCGCGCCCGCGATTTCGTTTAGCTGGTCCAAAGCTTCAACTGTGGTAGATGGTACAGGAAAGTCAGTCCTGGTTCGCCACCAATCTCTAGCTCGTTTTGCTGCGAAACCACCATGTTCGAAACACACATACTCTTCGAAAGCACGCAACCCGCAGAAATAACTGACTTTAACTGAAGGGGGCTTACCAATCTTTTGGAAAGTTCGATATGTTACATGATCGACTTTAAATTCCTCGACCCTTGGTGCCTCGCCCCGGATAAGTTCGATGGTGGAGGCACGTTCCTTAATCTTAACTTCAAATTTAAATTCCTCACCGCAGAATGTGCAATGGCGGACTGAGATATGGTTCCAAGTATTACAAGCTGGACATTCTTTAACGGGCGCTTCACCACCCCCTTGACCCTTCTTACGAGGGACCACCGGGTCGTTAATTGGACCGAGACGTTGGGTGTTGTTAGCAAAATCCAGAACTAGGCAGTCAACTTTAGGTGTCGAATCGTACTGAGCCCAGGGCATCTGCAACCCTGTGTAAGGGCGCGTCCCGCGGCCCAGCATCTGCACCCATAAGACCGAACTAGCAGTGGGGCGCAGACACAGGATGCAGTCAATCCAAGGTGAGTCAAAACCAGTGGTCAGAATGTTATTATTGATTAGAGNNTGTAACTCACCTTTCTGAAACGCTGCAATGCGTGTAATCACGTTCACTGCCAGTCATTTTCGAATGTACGGAAGCACATAACACATTGAACTCGGTATTGAGCATTTCTTCGATGTGCATTGCATGATCCACACCAGATGCAAAGACTAACCAATGCTTCCGATCATGCGCCACTTCCATAGCTTCAACTAGAGCTGCGCGAGTTACTGATTCTTTGTCAACCGCTGTCTGCAACTCCGCAGGTATAAACTCACCCCCGCGCACATGAACGCCGCTGGTATCCAAAAGGGTCTTGGTTGAACGCGGCACCAGGGGTGCAAGATAGCCCTCAGCGATCAGCCTATTGAAAGGCTCAAGACCTGTAATATCGAAACATATATCATCGAATAGTGCTCGCTCCCCTTCAACTGAAGGTTCGGTAATTTTACCGTGGCCCAATCTATACGGTGTAGCAGTGAGACCTATCACTTTCAGATAGGGGTTAATTGACCTCAACCCCTCAAGAAATTGTTGGTACATCGTCTTGTCGTTAGGACTTAGAAGATGCGCCTCATCGATCATGACAAGGTTGACAAAACCAAATTCCATCCAACGTTTAGCGATGGATGCGATGCCAGCAAAGATGATAGGTTCGCGAGTGTCTTTACGATTGAGGCCTGCGCTGTAGATGCCGGCCGGTGCAAAGGGCCAAGCCATCATGAGCTTTTCGTAATTCTGTTTAATCAACTCCTTCACATGTGTCACGACCATGACACGTTGAGTTGGCCACTTCTTATAGATGGACTTCAGGAATTCAGCAATGACGACGGACTTACCAGTGCCAGTCGGCATCGCGATAACTGGATTACCAGCCTTCAACGGATCGTCGAATTTGCTGAAGTAAGTATAAATGGATTGAACAGCTTCCGTCTGATATTGTCTAGTCTCGAACATGTGTAACAATTCTCCCAACATGCTCAAGAAAGTCTTTATAAGTAAGAGCCATTTTCATAACGTTGCATATAGTACAACATGGAAGGCAATTTAACAAGTTATATCCTAATGAACTATCCTTTCTATCGATTCCATTTCGCGGTTCTGCACCGCAATAATGACATGGTTGTTCGATCAATGATTCAACTTGGGCAAGTGATAATTCAAAAGGCACACCTCTTTTTCGTGCGCCTTGAGTATAATTCTGCCAGATGGCATTTAGCCAAGATGGTTTACCAGGAAGTGAGCGGCTCCTTCCTTTGACGTTCTCAATCCATAAGCATCCACAGGATTTTGTATAGCCTGCCTTCAGATTGCCGTGGAGTACAACTTTCTCATTGCCGCAATCGCAACGACAATTCCATCGATTCATGCTAGTTTGAGGGCGTTTCTCAACTAGCATGACCGCTGTTAATCTACCGAATTTTTGACCTGTCAGACTCATATGCGACTTGAATACTCCGAGCACGCTGCCAATTGATCAGCAGTTGTAAGGAAGTGACCGTGCACATTACACAACCATTCGCCTGAAGGCAAGGGGGTACTCCCGACACAAGTGCGGCAATTTCGGTCTACATTTTTGTCGTCTAGGTTGTGACAATTTGACCTGTGGTCACAAAACCTACACTTGAAAAAACCTGAGCTTTTGCTGATACCTTCCGGAGCGGTGTCCATGAAGACTAGTTTAGTGCCACGTTCAATGAATTCGTCTGCAGGGTCGGATTCGAGTAGAACGATCTCCATGTAGACATCATCAGTGTTCTTATTGACTGCAACATATAAGGCAGCAGCAAGACCCATTTTGCGCATATAGGTTTGCATCTGTACCCAATGTACGAACTTGGCGTCACGAACACCTTTACCCGTGAAGTTTCCATAACCATCAGTGAACTTACGCCACTCATCTAACTTACCAGCTAACTCGATGAAGGATTTCTCACCATGTGTTTTGAACTCAAGAATTGCTGCAGTGTTAGGCGGAAGATCAGGAATGCCGAGTCCTACACCGTCACCAGAACCACCACCATGACCGCCAGCGAAACTGATACGAAACTGATTGCCGTTTTCATCCTGTTGGTATACTGTGATGCCAATGGTGCAGAGCATCGCAATAACGCGAGCTTCCTCCATATGACCACGATTGAACAGCCTCAATATTCTCGCAGGAAATTTCTTAACCGTCACCCATCTGAAAGAATAATAGATTGCCTTGGCACACTCTTCACCAAGGATAGAGGCACCAAGATGCGAACGATGTCGATCGTTAGGATCCTCCTGGCGATATGCATCACCCATCTTGGGGAGTACCACACCGAGCCAGTGTCTGAAACTGTTGCCGTTATCAGCTTCGATCGCCTGATTGATAGCCGCCATGGTTTTGGTAGCGATACGAACTTGACGGCTCATGATAAATCCTTTCTAAAAGAAAACGGGGCGACCGTTGGTACAGTCGCCCCGTTACCTCAGTCAATAACGTAGGGGAACGTTACTGAGGACCCCAAGGCGGCGAAGCGCCCTGGGCCGCAGTCGGGTCAGCTGCCGGCGTTGCGGCTGGCGCTGCACCGAATGCCGGTGCACCGGACGGGGGAGTCCAGGCACCCTGAGGACCTGCCGGGGGTGCGGCAGGAGCAATCGGAGCCGGAGGTGCGGCAGGTGAGGCAGGCTGCACGATCTGCATCTTGCCACCCTTGACCAGGGCTTCATCGGACCATCCCGCGGCGTGGTACTGCTCGCGGGTGAACGTCTCGGTCGGCGCCATCACATACTGCGGAACGACCGGCGCGGGGGGTGCAACAGGTGCCGGCGGCGCAATGGGTGCGGGCGGCATTGCGCCGGGCGGGGGTGCCCAGGCCTGCTGAGCCGGTGCCGCTGCCTGCGGTATTGCAGCAACGGGCGGGGGAGTGAGGCTCGGTACCAGTGGGGTAGCAGCGACCGTCGCCGGAGTGCCCGGATCGTAGGACGCAGGCTTCGACATGGTGATCTCGTTCTGGTCCTCGTAGTCTTCACCAGTCTCGGCGTTCTTGCCGCCCTTGCGCAACTTCACCTTCACCTTGAAGGGGATGTTGTGAAGCTGGCTGCTGTCCTGGAGCATAAGCACGTTCACCGCACGAGCGATGCCGGAGAGTTGCTTGTGCGCGATTTCCTGCGCAACGACGTTCGGATTCACGATGTTCAGACGCGCGAACAGCTTCCGGCCCTTGAACTGTCCGTCCAGGATATCGTGCACCAGCTCGAGGAATGATCCGTCACCCTTCNTCGTGGGCTTCAGCTCGTCCTTGGTAATCATCACATTGTACCATCCCGCCGGAACGGTTTCGAAGCCAGCATCCGGCTCGACCTTCGTGGCGTCGAAATTCAAGGCTACCATAGATTTATCCTCTTACTGTTGCTGACGATTGAAAACGTCGATTCCCGACGAAGAGTGGATGGCGTGTGCCAATTGGTTCCACCCATTAGCCGGCGGCGTCGGGAGGGGAATCTCACCCACGATCCCGAATCGATTGCCCGCCACGTATCCTGGAGTTCTGCTCAAACCGAGCATACGTCCTTTGTTCTGTGACACAGCACGTGTCATGTTGTCAGCCTTGCTCACAAAGACTGGTTCGTAAAGAAATCCAATAACGTCAGCCCACTGCGACAGCATCTCGCGCTTGCCGTACGTCTTCTGGTTCTTGGGTGAATGCAGCAGGATGTCCCACGAGTCATATTCACCCGAGGTTGGATCCATCATTTTGCTGGGGAACACATGCGCGGTGAAGACAATGTTGATCTTGGCGTGCACCGCGAGCAGATCCAGTTTGCCCAGGAATCCGTTGAACAGCTGATTCGCAATGACGTAGCCTTTACCGTAGCCACCGTGTGCAGTCTCCATATTCAGAGCTTTGTTGCCGGGACGGTAGGTTGGATCGCTGCGCACAACCGCGTCATGGATCTGCCGCTCGAGTGCAGTGGCGCTGTCCAAGACTAGCGTGCGATACGGAAATTGTCCACGTTGCGCGTAACCCGTAATCTCGTCGATTAGCGCATCAGTCTCAGTGAATGTCTGCAGCATCTTGGTCTTGGCGACGGTGACGCCAGCGAAGCCAACTTCAAGGGGAATGAGCAATGCCTGAGGCGCACCGCAGGCAAGCGTGGTCTTTCCCATCTTCTCCAGCCCACCAATAACGATGCGGCTCCCTGAAGACTGTGTGCCTTCGCTAATCGTACCGAGAATGCTCATGGATACCCCTTGGAAGTGTCGTTTATAGCAACGTGCGCTTGACTTTGCAAGTGCTAAGTTACGACGCCTTTCCGCTAGCTAGGAGGTCTGAGATACGGTTGACATCAGCCTGGGACATTTTGCCACAGTTCTTGTTGTAATCGTCTCGAATATATTTCATCGTCTGTTCGCGCACCACTTCATCAGTCGGCGCACGCCCAATGTAAGGCTTCGACAAATCAACAGTTTTTGTATGATAAGCCATTGTGGTCAACTCCTACATATCGTCAGGTGAACGGAATGATACAAACACAGGATGACGAACTTTATCCTTGACCCCATGAGGGAAATGTTTGTATGTGAATAGGCGATTGATGTACTCATGTCGATTTGTCCAGATTTCGTCTCGCATTGCATTGTCGAGACCTGTACCAGCACGAATTTCATCTCCCGTTTTAATGTCCCGGCCAATAAGAACACCCAACGTTGAGCCACCTATCTTATTGGCCTGGTGACTTGATCGTGCGGTATGGCCAAGCTCATTGATAAATGCCTCATTGTGGTTACGTTGAAGTTCTTCATAACCTGTAACGACTGCCTCTGCTGAGACGAATCGTTTGAGTTTCAACATACCCTGTTCGCGTGCGGTACTGCGTCCAAACTTATACTCACCGTCATATTTCCGGACGATAACACCCTCGTAACCTAACGCGAGCATCTTTGCTTCATAAGCAAGCAACTCTTCCTCGTTGTTAACCACAGGTTGTTCAACAAACGCCAGTGCATCATCGTTCATAAGGTTTCGAACGTAATTCGGTAACGAGTGTTTCGGGTTCAATGTGGCGAAACGTCTATATGCAGGACCACCCATTCCCCAGGCGTCGAACACGTACCAGCAGAATTCAGGTTCTCCTTCAATGGACATGACACCGCTGGTTGTTTGTTGCATGAGATTCTTATCCCACGGATTTCCAACACACAGTTCACCATCAAGGCCATCAAGAACAGCTTTACCAAGTAATCCTTGAACATGACGGTTACGAATGGGTTTCATGCTTCGTGACAGGAGAATTCCATCCTTTACAAATGCACGAACACCATCCATTTTAGGTGACACAAAACAAGGAAATGAGATCTCTCCTGCGGGACTAGCAAGCATCGGTTTCATCGTCTCATACCCCTTCGTCCAATCATCGAACCTTCTTGTTTTCTTGCCTGCTCACACAGAGACGGAAACAAGTCCTGGCAATCAACAGTATTGCAGAAGCGCATAAGAAATCGAAACGAGATGGGATTCAGACCTGTGAACGCTTTGCTCAACGTGCTACTAGTCGTGCCCATTTCAGCTGCGAGTCGTTGGGCATTCCAACCTCTACCGTAGGCGATACGTTTGAGACGTTCGCCTACGTGGACTTCAGTTTCTGGCTTGGGACGCCACGACAACTGTCTACCTCCTATTTATTAGTTTCCGTGCCACGTGCATAGCAAGTTTCGCACGTCTATCACAATGGTTATTTGCAACGAATCGAGCTTCAGTACGACGCGTATGACCTTTCACGTGTCGTAATTCAACTGCGATACTAATACAAATCTTACGATATTCCTTCTGAGTCTTAAGCTCGTTGCCACGCACGGTACGAAAGCCGTTGAGTCCTTGGATAGCGGCTTTGCTATCCGTCTGCACCAGCACCTCATCACCAGGCAACACCAATTCGAATTTGCGCGCCAGGTAAATGGCATCCACTACAGCCTGCATCTCGGCAAGGTTAGAACTTTCTACTTTCTCCCTGAANGGGTGNCCACCNCCATGCTTACCACGATCCGACGCTATCCAATAACCGTATCCGCCAGCNCCCGAGGANGGGCACCAAGATGCGTCGACNANTAGCGTCGCAGCAAANCTTCCGCCGCTTCCATCGACTCCCATGCCGCACGCTCCCTTGAACAANGACCACACTTCTCAGGTGTGGTCAAATTGACATGACACGCCAGACCTTCTTGGCTTCTGCGCTTAGTTCCAGTCGTTTCCACCAGCGCATTATAGAGGTGTTGAACAACACGCTGGGCTTCGCGTCGGCGTTCAACTTCTTGGTTGTTGGCTTCCAGGAGTTCAGTAACGCGACGGTCATGTTCCTGCCGTTCGCGTTTGATGTCACTGACAACGAATCCAATGAGATCCCGGATCCCTTTAGGGTTCTGATCTGTGCCCGTAAATCGTTGCTTGTCAAGTGTGTCAGCAACGATCTTGAGATCTATCAGGAGGTCCATGTCAGCCCTTCTTGGCGTTCTGCTGATTGCGGCTGCTCGGCGGCGCAATCTCAAGGCCAGGCATGCCGTCCTTGATAATCAGGCACTGGTCCATCACCTTCAGCTCTTCGGCGGTGAGCTTGCGGTACTCACCGACCTTCAGCTCCAACTTGCGACGCAGAAGATTGTCGGCGTTGATCTTGGCCTGAGCGAACTTGGAAGGCTCACCATTGGGGCCCGGTTGGCTGAACGCGTCAACCGCCGCAGGATCGACTTCGCGCGAGATGACTCGGTTACCCTTCAGGATGAAACCGTCCGGCAGCGTGTAGTTGTTCGTCCCTTCCTCGGCGGTCGGGAAGAAGTGTTTGAAGATCTTGGGCCGCAGCAGATTTTCGATATTCTGCCACCGCTTCACTTCAAGCTTGGCAGCGTGCCAAGCGCTAACGTCATCCCATGTGATAACGCTGGGAGCAATCTCAACCATCTAATCACCTCCGTTTGTGGTTAACGCTTGCAAGGTACTAACGAAAACTAGACCTTGCAAGCGTTAATTCACGATGTTAGCGAGACTTC